AGTTAAATATGCTGTTACAGCATCTGGCAGAAGACGCAAGAAAGCGAAGAAGGCTTGACGTTTATTCTGTAAAGATATACAAGGCAACCTTGAGATAACCTTATGGCCTCATTGGATAAAGAAACTGAAGAGTATTACAACAAGTACTTTGACCTGTTTCGGACTGAAGGCTGGAAGCAGTTAATCGAAGAGCTAAAACAAAACGCTATGCTGATTAATAGCGTTGAGAACACAAAAGATAGCGAAGACCTGTTTATTCGTAAGGGTCAGCTTAAGATTTTGGCATATTTGTTGAACTTTGAAAACAATATGGAAACTAGCTTTAACGAGCTAGAGAAAGAAAATGAAGGTATTTGACTTTCGCTGTGAGAATGGTCATATCTTTGAAGAATTTGTAGAAGGCACAACTACAACCAGTAGGTGCGGTTGTGGCGCCAATGCTACAAAAATCGTTTCGGCGACGAAGTGTGTACTAGATGGATCTACCGGAGATTTTCCCGGCAGGCACATGAAGTGGGTACGCGAACACGAAGAAGCCGGGCGACGAGGCAGGGAAGCTTCCCGAGAGGGGGCTTAACCCTTGTTTAATCTCCACAACCTTTTTTAAGGCGGGGCTATTTAATGATGTCGAGAGCGACACTAATTGATGGGCGTCAGGACGTAGAGGAAACCGAAACAACAGACGAGCTAATTGAAGATTCTGTTGAGACTCCGCAAGAGGAACAATCTCAAGAATCTAGTGTTCCAGACAAGTATCAAGGTAAATCTGTTGAAGAATTAGTGCAGATGCACCAAGAACTTGAGCGATTTTCAGGCAAGCAAAGTGCTGAAGTCGGGGAAACACGTAAAGAAGTTAGCGAGCTGCGGGATCTGGTTGATAGCTATATTCAGACACAACCCTTGCAAGCACCTGAAGCACAGCAGGAAGATGACAACAAAGATGATGTTGATTTCTTTGTTGATCCTCAGACAGCTGTAAACCGAGCAATAGACAATCACCCCAAGATCAGGGAAGCCGAGGCTTACACACAGCAGTACAAACAGCAGACAGCGTTAGCTCAATTGAAATCCAGTCATCCTGATATGGAGAGTATTTTGAAGGACTCAAAGTTTGCTGAGTGGATCAAAGGGTCGAAAGTCCGAACACAATTGTTTGTTCAGGCAGATAAGGGCTATGACTACGATGCCGCGAATGAGTTGTTTAATCTCTGGAAAGAGAAGAATCAAGTCGTTCAACAGACTGCTCAGGCAGAAAAGGTAGCGCGTCAAAGTGCAGTTAAATCAGCTAACACAGGCAATGCTCGCGGAACAGCCGAAGGGTCAAGGAAGAAAGTTTATCGTCGTGCTGACATTATTAAATTGATGAAGACCGACCCTGACCGTTATAACGCTTTATCTGATGAGATATTAAAAGCATACGCAGAGGGTCGAGTTAAATAGCCTTAAAGGAGATTTATCATGGCTACAGCAACTTACCCCGGCACAGGCGGCATTACCGCCTTAACAGAAGCAGGAACTTTCATCCCAGAAATTTGGTCGGATGAAATTATTGCTGCTTATCAGAAGAACTTGAAGATGGCACCCCTTGTCAAGCGTCTCGCTATGACTGGCAAGAAGGGTGACGTTATTCATATCCCTAAGCCTACTCGTGGCGATGCCAATGCTAAAGCGGCTGACACTGCGGTAACTATCATTGCGAACACAGAATCAGAGCTGCAGGTTACTATTAACCGGCACTTTGAGTACTCGCGTCTGATTGAGGACATCGTAGAGGTACAGGCTCTGTCATCTCTGCGTCAGTTCTACACTGAAGATGCTGGTTACGCTCTGGCTGTGCAGGTTGATAACGACCTTCACGCGGCTGGTACTGGTTTTGGTGACGGTGGCGCTGTTGTATTCAGCCCCGCTGCTACTGACTACCAGCACACTGGTTGTTTCTTCAATGATAACGGCACCACCACTCAGTACACCGACGATACTCTGGTAGCTGCTGATGAGTTTACGGACGCATTTTTCCGTAACATGATTCAGAAGATGGATGACAACAACGTGCCTATGGAAGGCCGTAACTTGATCATCCCGCCTGCCACGCGCAATGCGATTATGGGTATCGACCGATACGTGTCTTCTGACTTCGTAAACGGTGGCACTGTCAACAACGGCTTGATCGGCAATCTGTATGGCGTAGATGTTTACGTTTCTGCTAACTGCCGAACTATTGAAGCCGCCGCTGACAACACTGCATCTAGCGTTGACACTCGCGCAGCCCTGCTGTTCCACAGTGAGGCTGTTGTGATGGCAGAGCAGATGGCTGTTCGCTCACAGACCCAGTACAAGCAGGAGTACCTCTCTACGCTGTACACCGCCGACACTCTTTATGGTGTTCAGGTGTATCGCCCAGAAGCTGGTTTCGTCCTCGCAGTACCGTCTGCGTAAAACTCACGGGGGCTTCGGCCCCCTTTTACTTAAGTGCCTGTGCGCGGGCGTTTAATTAAAAGACGAGCGGATAGGAAAAGTTATGTCCAACTATACAAAGTCAACAAACTTTACAGCTAAGGACTCGCTACCTACTGGTGATACCAATAAGGTTGTTCGCGGTTCTGAGTTTGATACTGAATTTAATGCCCTTGCTACAGCCGTAGCGACTAAAGCAGACCTTGCTGGCCCTACGTTTACTGGTACAGCTACGTTTGCAAACCTTACTGCTACTGGCACTGTTAACTTAAATGGGGCTACCGTATCAGACCTTGGGGCTGTCACAACGGTCGATATTAACGGTGGCACTATTGATGCGGCAGTTATTGGTGGCGCAACCCCAGCAGCCGGTTCGTTTACTACTTTGTCCGCATCTAGCACCTTTACACTAGGTGGCGTTGCAGTTACCTCTACAGCGGCAGAACTCAATATCCTTGATGGTGTTACGTCTAGCGCCGCAGAGTTAAACATCCTAGATGGCAAGTCATTCGTAGATGAAGATGACCTTAGCAGTAACTCTGCAACCGGCATACCTAGCCAGCAGTCCGTAAAGGCTTATGTAGACTCACAGACAGGCTTGGGTGGCGCTACCCTTGCTGGTCTTGCTGATACTAACGTTACGTCTCCTGCTGATGCGGCTGTTTTGTTTTACGACACTGGCACATCAAAGTGGATTGATAACGTAGTATCTGGCGACATTACGATTGCAGATACTGGCGTAGCGGCTATTGGCTCTGGCGTTATAGTCAACGCTGATGTTAATGCTAGTGCGGCTATTGACGTATCTAAGACTGCATTGGTAGCAGGAACAGGTATTACCCTTAGCACCAACACTTTGAATGTTGATGCGGCACAGACACAAATTACTTCTCTTGGCACACTTGGAAGTTTGGATGTAGACAATATCCAGATAGATGCTAATGCGGTTAAGTCAACCAATACCAATGGCAACATACAGTTGTTTCCAAATGGCACGGGCTTTACAGAGTTTTATGGAAACACCAACCCCGGCACAGTTAGGTTTAATTGCGAAAGCAACTCACACGGTGTAACTGTTAAAGGGCCAGCGCATAGTGCAGCAGCAACTTATGAAGTGGCGCTTCCTAATGTTTTAGGTCTTACACAAGCATCAGCTATTGTTACATCAGATGCTAATGGCGTTGTTAATTTTGATGCTGGAACGACAGATGACGTAAATACAATAACGTCTAGCTCTAATGCTGCAACAATTAACTTGCGACTTGGCAATGTGTTTGAGCATGACCTTACTGAAAATGTAACTTATACATTTAGTAATCCCGGCGCAAACAACACAGCCAGCGTATTTGTTTTAAAGGTTATTCAAGACTCTTCAGCTAGAACAATCACATGGCCTGCCAGTGTTGATTGGCCTGCGGCTACAGCCCCGACCCTAACAGCAACAAACAACGGTGTGGATGTCTTTGTGTTTTTTACTAGAGACGGTGGCACGACTTACTACGGCTTTACTGCAGGACAGGCACTAGCATGAGTGCAGCAATCAAATTACTAAAAGCCGCCGCTGGTAACGCTGGTGGTGGCCCCGTTTACGTTGACGATGTGTTTTCGACGTTTTTGTACAAGGGTAATGCCTCAAGTCGAACTATAACAAACGGCATCGACCTTTCTGGCCAAGGCGGTATGGTATGGACAAAAAATAGGACACAGGCAAGAAATCACTCTCTTTATGATACCGCAAGGGGGGCAACCAAACGTCTTGTTCCAGACGGAGATGGACAAGAACTTACTTATACAGACACGTTAACTGCATTTAATTCCGATGGATTTTCTGTTGGCGCAGATGGCTCTTTGTTTATAAATGCTAATAACGAAGACTACGCTTCTTGGACATTCCGCAAGCAACCGGGGTTTTTTGACATCGTTACCTACACGGGAACCGGTAACACAACTGGCGGCTCACCTCAGTGGAGGGAAATTTCACATAATTTAGGTACTGCGCCGGGGATGATTCTAATTAAAAAAACGAGCGGCACAGGAAATTGGTTCATATGGCATAGAAGTGTGGCTGACGATAGTGCTTATGCGGCCTCAACCGGGTTTTTAAATACAACTTCTGATTTTGGCGGTTATAGTGGTTTTCAAACAAACGCGAATCAAACCGCCACACATTTTTCTTTAAGGCAAAATAGTTCAGGTCAAACAAATGATTCAGGGGATACTTATGTAGCCTACCTATTCGCCCACGATGCCCAAGACTTTGGTACAGACGAAGATGAAGCCATTATTAAATGTGGTAGCTACACGGGCAACGGAAGCAGTAGTGGTGTAACAGTAGACTTAGGTTTTGAGCCGCAGTGGCTGTTCGTAAAAATGTCTTCTCATTCTGGTTACTACTCTCCGTTGGTAGATTCAATGCGCGGTTTTATTGTTGGCGGTAATGATGCGACTGTGTGGCCTAATGTTGCAGACGCTGAATATAGTGGGGCAAATTATTTAGACCCTACATCTACAGGGTTTATAGCCACCGACACTAACAATACAAATCTGTCCGGTAAGTCATACATCTATGTAGCCATCCGCAGACCTCACAAGCCAGCATCAGAGTTTGCGGCCACTGATTTGTTTAGTTTGGGTATGGGCTTGAATGCTAGTGCTGGGGAAAAGGTTTATTCGTCTACTTTCCCAGTGGATTTTGTTCTTTCTAAAAAGCCCTCTGGAACCAGTGATTGGTATGTAAGGGATAGGTTGCGTCCTTTTGACAACTATCTAAATCCAAACGATCCTAGGGCGGCAAGTAGCAATACTTATGAAAATGAACTTGACCATATGGATGGCGTTTACACAACGAGTGCGTCAAACACCACTACTTGGATGAGTTGGCTTTGGAAGCGAGCACCGGGTTTCTTTGATGTGGTTGCTTATACGGGGTCAGGCTCAGGAAGCACGGTCGTAAAGCATAATCTTGGGGTAGTACCTGAAATGGTCTGGCGCAAAAGGCGCGATGCTTCACAGCAGTATTATATATGGGCATCCGCTTTGTCCGGCGCAGGCACTGCTCAAGCAAATGGAAACTTTTACACCTCGTCCCAAGGTTTTAGTAATGGTCAGTATTATGCTGGCGATACCCAATTTGACAATGTTACTCCGCCAACAGCTACTGAATTTACCCAAGGTGCTCTTAAAACATCATCTGCTCAGTACATGATTTACCTATTTGCTTCAGTTGCAGGGATATCAAAGATAGGTACTTACACTGGGACAGGCAGTGACTTAAACGTAGATTGCGGTTTTAGTGCTGGCGCTAGGTTTGTGTTGATTAAGCGTATTGATGCTACAGGTGATTGGTATGTGTACGACTCTGTGCGTGGAATTGTGGCCGGCAATGACCCTTACATATTTGTAAATTCAAACGCGGGAGGGGTCACTAACACAGACTATATAGATCCTTTGTCTAGTGGTTTTACGATTACATCTTCAGCGCCAGCAGCACTTAACGCCTCAAGTGGCGAATACTTATTTTTAGCAATCGCATAGGAATTGACATGGCAGAATATAGAAATAGGTCAAGCGGTGAGGTAAAAACCGTTTCTGAGCTGAAAGCTGAAAATAAAAATATGAGCTTTCCAAAAGTCTGGAGCGAAAGCACCCTTGATGCCTTAAACGTCGATCCCGTGCTGGCATCACCTCAACCAGATCCTTCTGGTGACTACAAGGTCGTAGTACGTAACGGTGCAGAGCAAGACGCCAACGATAACTGGGTGTACGCTTGGACAGAGCAGGAAATGTTTACTGAGTACACTGATGACAACGGTGATGTTCAGACCGTAGAAGCGCAAAAGACGGCATACGATACGGCAGCTACAGCGCTTACAGCCGCTCAGGCACGTTCTCAGCGAGATCTTCTGTTATCAGAAACAGACCACTATGGTTTATCAGATGTAACCATGCCAGATGATATGACAACGTACAGGCAGGCTTTGCGTGACGTGCCGCAGCAGGAGACGTTTCCATCTTCAATCACATGGCCTGAAAAGCCCTAACATGAAGCGGTTATTGGTTATTACGTGTTTGTTGTGGCCTGCCTTGTCCTTGGCGGATGAGACGACGACGAATATTAATACCACATCTTCAGCTACAAGCACCTCGACCAATAACAACAATAACGTTAATGCGACGACGTATACGGGTACGTCTACGAACGCTAACGTCAACACTAACAATTCTACAAACCTAAACACATCTGTGATTGACTCAACGTCAAATGCGATTAATCAGAACACCAATGTAAACAGCACCCAGTACAACGGTGTCTCACGGACATTTAATAATTCAAACTTCAACAATACCAACAACAACACGAACACTTCTATCAGCACCGCTACTAATACGAACAACAACACCTCAGTCAGCAGTGCTACAAACATCAATCAGAATACGAGCACAAGCAATAACAACAGCGTTAGTTTGTCGACCTCTGACACAACCATTAATCAGACGAGCAATTCAACATCCGAGGTAAGCTCAAACAATAACAATACGAACACCAACAACAGTAATTCAACTAGCAACTCGACTAGCGACTCAACGCAAAGGATTACGCAGGACATAAATTCACCGCCGCCAAGCGCGATAGCCCCATCGATTGGCAGTAGCTACAGCCAAGACCTATGTACCACAGGCATTTCAGGGGCGGTGCAGACCCAGATATTAGGTTTTTCGACCGGCAAGTCTGTAAGAGATAAGAATTGCGAGCGAATTAAACTCAGCAAAACTCTTTACGACATGGGTATGCGCGTAGCCGCTGTGAGCCTGATGTGCCAAGACCATCGGGTTTGGTCTTCTATGATGGATGCCGGTACACCTTGCCCGATTGAGGGTCAAATAGGTGATGAGGCCAAGGCGTTGTGGGCGTCTTACCCTGAGCGTATTCCCTCACCAGAGAGGCGGATGTGACATGAAGCGTCTCGCGACTGCCTTACTTTTGTTTTACGCTGGTGCTGGGTACGGTCAGACACAAACTTCTGAAAACTTACTGAC